GTGCATTGTTTCATTTGGATTCACCGTTAAGCGTATAAGGGTGGCACGTTAGATTCCATCTGCCAGTAAAGTGCATATCTTTATAAGCAAAATCTTGTCGCAGTGCTACTTTTTCACATGATGCTTTATCTGCAAACGTGGCTGTTGATTGTGATATGTTTCCATGTGCAATAATTGTACTAATTAAAATGTAAGCTGTTGTTGAAATCATTTTTTATCCTCTTTTACTTTTAACGTATGCAATTCACCAATTCTACTTGCGTTAAGCAACCACAACAATTGACGCAATATGCCTTGTTGCTGTCTTATGTATTGCTGTGCTGTCATTTTCCCGTACTCCCAAAACCACCACGATCAGTTAAACTGCCAAACTCCTCAACCTCTACAAACTCTGCTCGTATCACTGGTGTGAAAAGCATTTGAGCAATGCGATCCTGCGGGTTGATTTTATAAACACCTGTGCCGGTATTCTTGATGGATACAAACAATTCCTTCTGGTAGTCTGCGTCAATTAGACCTACAGAGTTACCCAGTTTAATACCGTAGTTATGCCCTAAGCCACTTCTCGGAAGAATCAAAGCCGCAACTTCACCATCAAATACATTGATTGCAAGACCTGTAGGAATTAAAGCCGTTTCACCTAAGTCTAATGTCATGGCTTTGCTAATGTTTGCTCGCAAGTCTACCGCTGCTGATTTTTCTGTAGCATAGGTTGGGATAACTGCGGTTTTGTCTAATCGCTTAATTTCAATTTTCATTTTGTTTCCTGTTTGATTATGTTCAACTTGATAAGTTGTTTGTCTGTCATTCCACATCCGCAATAATTCTTCAAACCAATCCTCATCGCAAACATGGACATTTGACATGATGTCTTCAAGCTGCCTTTCGTTTAATAGTCCCATGCCAATTACCTTTATCTATTAACATTAAAGAATTGTTGCGCAAAAGTTTGTGGGCATAAAGAGCGTAAGCTCATGTCATCATGTACCAAATCAGCAAATTTTAAAAACTCTGGTATGTCATATATTGCTGACTTATGTAAGAATGCTAGTGATGGTTTACCTCGATTTGGTCTAACATATAACTTGGGGTTCTTCTCAACTGTTTCCCAAGTATAGATTTTTTTAGGAATGTTAAACTCTCCCCACAAGGCAGTTTTCTTAGTCCACGGTGAGCCATATTCGTACGGTTGATATGTCAGTTTAGGTGCACCTAGAAACTCTTTTAATCGTCCTGTTGCTGGATTCTCTATCACCCAAAATTTAGGGTTGCACTGCTTTATAATTCTTAAGCAGTGGTTGACTAAAAACATTCCTTCTTCAACATCGCCATCGCCTTTATTGTTTGCCCATTTTGCAAAAGAGAATTCTGTACAGACTGGATTGGCAATTACACCATACACATTTTCTGGTGGATTAAAGTTTTCAACACCAATTTCTTTGCCAACTTTGATAACTTCATACCCGTCATCATTAGCATAGAACCAACTGTCAGAGCCGATGTCAGCACACAAATGAAGTATCACTTTTTTCATTTTGTTTCACCTAGTACAATGTCAGTTAATTCATCAACAATTTTAATCAACTCATCAATAGTGTGATCTGGCACACCTTCACTTTTTTGAAAAACAATAACCTCTAAACCAGACAGCAGTTTGAGTATGCGCAGTGCTTGTTCTTTATCTAACATAAAGTTAACTCCCATCGTGTTGGCATCAAAAAATGTGTTGCTAAAAATGCGCGGATTAATTTATTACCACGTTTTTTTTCATCTAAAACTACTGGTTTGTTATAAATTTTCTCATCATCAATAATCACTTTGCCACGTCTACCAATCAGATCACCGCAGTTTTTCATAAACAAATCTTTTTTGTAAAAATAAACCGTGTAATTTCTTATCGTGCGTGAATAACGATTTTCATGTTTCATGCGGTGGTTAACAGTTTGTGGCGATAAATTATGCTCCATTGCAAAATCCATGATGGTACATTCATCATCACTTGGGTGTACTACTAGCAAATTGTTAATTTTAAAGTTTGTATTATCACCATCTTTAAACACAATCGAATCTTCAAACGCTGGATAATAGCCGTGTGAAAAATATATCGCTGCTCGCCAAACGCTGTGATACTTTGCGTAATCTTTGCCAGTCACTTTAATGGTCGCGTTGTTGTTTGCCCAGCAAAATGCCGCTGGGCGTGATTGGTGAAACTTGCGAAAAAACTCACCTGTTTTTGGGTCGTATCGCAGATTTTCTTTTAAAATAGCAATGTCATTATGTGACATTCCCACTCGTTGTTTTTTCATAATTACCTTTGGTGTTCAATTTTTAAATCAAAAATAGGGCGTATTTCATGGCATGAATCACACTCCCTAATGCCCCTGCTTACATATTGCCGCCATGTCTTATGCTGGCAGTTTGTTGCCGTTGGCGTTGGTGTTACTGGTGCAACTGGTTTAACTAATGCCATAACCAAATTCCCGTTAAAACTAAACCCAGAACAAAAAATATTAATGCCGCCATATCATCAATCTCCATTGGCGTACTCAATCATAAAACACACAATCAGGACAAACACGCCCGTGAAAAATATTAGCTCACCCATGTTTACGTTCCTCTCTAAATTTAGCTAATATAAACTGCACATCAATGGTTTCTTTGATGCTGCGTAACTTTTGACGCTTTAGGCTTTTACGTTCTTCTTTAAGCTCGTTAAGCCGGTTAATCAAGTGTTCTTCTAATGCGATCTGTTTCATCTTGCTACCATATCCCCAGCAACGTTGCGTTGCATTTCATAGACAGTAAAAATCTTACCGTCTTTTAAAATAAATTCACCGATGTTTGTTTTAATTACTTCATAATAGTGTCGGTGTGTTGCCGCTATAATTAAAAAGCAAAGCAATGCACCAGCCAAAAATGAGCAAATAGAAAACCAAATTAAATCGTTTTTCATTTTTCAACCTCTTTTAACTTTTGATAAATCTCTTCAGATACTGCTTTTAATATATCTTCACAAGACTTAATTATTGTGTAGTAACTTGATGCTTCTAAAATATAACCAAAGTTATGATCTAAATTTTGCAATAATGAAGCAGCGTATCTTAAATCATCACAGGTTTTAGATAGGGTTTCTTTTTCATTTTCGGTCATTCCACCACCCCCGTTTTTGAATCATTACAAATTGCGCCAATAATGCGCGTAGGGCGTTTGAATAACTGATATGCGCCTACTGCAAGGTTATATTCTTGTTTGGCGTTGTTGCACGCTTGCATGGTGTTATACGGTATCGCTGTTGTTGTGTATGCAATAACCTCATGTGTGGTTGTTTTGCCGCGCTTGTCGATGTTTGTGTCAATTGTTAAAAATGACAGCGTTAATGCTAGTGTTGCGCTCATCTCATGGCCTGCTTTAATATTTTGCGTAAACGGATAACTTCTGCTTGAGCTGTAAAGCAATAATCAGCCATCAACAAAAAGCCAAGTAAAAAAATCAAATATGCCGCGCCTGTTTGGTCGAGCATTAGTAAAAATTCGTAAATTGTTTGTGTCATAAATCACCTTTAAAAAAAGCCCCATGTCTTTGGGGTGAGGTAGGAGTTGTTTTTTAAACTAAATCAAAAAATAATAAATCTGATTTAAAATCGCTAATGTAAATGTCAAATTCTTCTGAATCTGCTGCTGCATCATTAAATATCTGAACAAAATTATCGTCAACGTGCTCGTAAACAATTTCTTTTAATTTTTCTGAACCTGCCATTTCTTCGCCTTCTTCATCTGTAAAAGAAATTTCGTTAACTAAACATTCTCGCTCATCTTCAATGTCGTGATGAAAGTTTGCTGGTTTATATGAACCGCTAAGTGTTGCTTCAGCGCAAACGCTGATTGTTACGCCATCATGCGATATGATGTCAAAATAAATTTCTATTTCCATTTCGTTCTCCTAATGCGCGGCTTACACCGCGCTTTGTTTGTTGTTATTAAATTACTGAATAATGTACTGGGCGTTCGTAGCGTCCGTTGCTAGTACGATAAACACTGATTAAACGCTCACCTGTGTTTACTTGTACCGTTTCACCGTAGTTGATGTTTGTGCCTGTTTTCCATTGGTCAACAAGTCCTTCAGATGCTAATGCTTCGTTTAATGTGTCAAAATAGTTTTTCATGTTGTTTACTCCAATTAGTTATTTTATTTTTGTTTGCGTTCTTGTGAACGTGGTTATATATTAAATTATCTATTCTAAAAAGTAAACATATTTTTTTATATTTTAAACAATAGGTGCTTGCAAAGAATCTTGAAATGCCCTGTAAGCCGCGTCATACCCAAGCGCAACGCAAACAAACGCGCCTGCATCGTGTGCGGCTTTAAGATATTCAAGCTGCCCTTCTTGCCATTTTGACTTGGTGTGGTCTTGACGTTTCAGTTCACAAACAAACGTCCGCGCCATTGGAATAATAATATCTGGTGCGCCTTTGGTCATACCCTCCGCTTTTTGACGCGCCACCTGTTGCCAGTTGCGTTTTCCTTCATTTCTAATATGGGTGGCAATCAATCCATAAGTTTGCGGGTGTTGCTTTCTGATATGCGCAAAAAACGTAATTGCTTCAAGTGTCTCGCTTGGGCAATCACCGCGAAAACCAACATCGCCATAAACTTTAAGCCATTGGGGGAATTTCATCTTTATTGATTCTCATGTTGTAATTAAAAATTTTGTAAAAATCGCCTACCTTTTGATAAGTGATTGTGTCAGGTGCTTTTGTTCCGCCAATAGTGGCAGACATAAACCAATCATGGTCACGCTTTGCTTTCTCTGAAAAAAACACGGTAAATGTCCGCCATGCTGTAATAAATTCAACCCGTAAACACTCATTACCTGCTTTACTAATGGTTGGCTTGACTTTCATGTCTAAAACTTCATCTGTTTGCATTTGATACGGGTCTGATTTTCGCTCGCGGTATGCTCGCACCAACTTGGCGTTGGGATCTATCAACTCCTCTTTGCATGTTGAGCAATAACGCGCGGCAATATCGTTCTCAGCGTTGCACTCGTGGCAAGGCTTAAAACTCCATTTATAATTGCAGTAATCGCTTTGACACGCTCGCCCATGATGCGCTGGAAAAAATCCATGTTCTGTGGCAACCCTGTTATTTTGCAAATCCACAAAATAGCCGTTGTCGTCAACGCCAAAACCTTCTTCATTTTTGCGTGGTTTAAATTCGTTCAGCAAGTCACAATCAGGACAACGTGCAATCAGATACTCACCGTCAAAATCAACGGCATTACTGGTTTTAATATCTGGATTAAAAACGTCACCATCGGGGCAGTGTCGCTCGATGTTCTCAGCATAATCCAAGACTAAGCAATTTTCTTTTTTATCGCTTAGACGCAAACCACGCCCAATTATTTGCTGTAATAATGATGCTGACTCGGTAGCGCGTAAAATTGCGACTACATCGCAGTGCGGTGCGTCAAAGCCAGTGGTTAAAACTGATACATTCACTAAATATTTAATGATCTTGGCTTTAAATTTGAGCAAGATTATTTCACGTTGGCTTGCAGACGTTGAACCGGTAACAATAGCCGATAATTCTGGCGGCAAAGATTCCATTATTTCACCAGCGTGCTGCACGGTAGCGGCAAAAAATAACACGCCTTGTCTATCTTTTGACTGATTGATTACGTCCGCAACAATGTCAGCAGTCAATCTACCTTTTCCATGATATGCGCGGTCAATATCCTCTTTGCTAAAATTACCCATTGCATTAGTTTGCATATTCAGCGTTTCATAATGCTCGCTATGGATTGCACCAACAATAGGTTGGCACAAATAACCTTGCTGGATTAACTCCCGCGCTGTAATCTTATAAATCAATTTATGAAAATACGGCTCGCGTGTTTTGCTTTCATGCAATGCCACGCCACGCAAATCGTGTTTGTAAATGTAGCCGGTGTTCATGCGATAAGGTGTTGCAGACAAACCAATAACGCGCAGGCGTTCGTTAAATACCTGTAACTGGTCAATGATTTCTTTTACCGTTGGTGTGATCTTGTGACACTCGTCAATAATTACCGCGCAGAATTGACTGCCAAATCGTTCAAGTTGGTTTTTGATACTGACGGGCGTTCCAACTACAAGCGCATTTTGTAAACACGTTTCACCAACACTTGCAGAAAACAGTGACACTTCATTTCCTGTTGCGCGGATCTTTTCAGCATTTTGCTCAAGCAGTTCTTTGCTCGGCACAATACACAAAACGTGCTTGCCTTTGCTGATCTTGTTTAACGTGCTGGCAATCTCAGCCACAATAATAGATTTTCCTGCACCTGTCGGCAATTCAAGAACGCATGACGCGGTGTTTTTTTTCACCCACGTCACGCAGTCATCATGCGCCTGTTGTTGGTATGGGCGCATTTTCATTTGTTCGCTCCTTGTTGCACTAACAAGTGCTTAACAGCATCACGCAACGCTGGTGTGATTGCGTCAATTATGTCAAATGTTTCGATTGCCGTTTGTTCAATTAAATATTCGTCATTTAAATCTTCATTTAGCAAAATATCACCAAAATTATTTTTAGAGTGTGCTGGTTCTGGCAAAGGCATCCACGCTATAACATTTGAAAAATAAGGACGATGTGACATAACGTGCTTATAAAGCTCTTGTTCAAGTTTTTTTTCTACAATATAAACAGCTTCAGCATGTGTAACATCAACATTATCGTAACGAATATTTATTCCATGATCTCCTTTGTTTAATTCACTAGCAAAAATACTAAAACTATGAGTATTATCGGTTTTAAAAGTTGATATTAAAAAAGGAGCATATTTTTGTTTTTTATCTGCATTAAATCGACAAACCCTAGATTCGTCTAAACAGTCATAAGCCAAAACTTCTTGACCATGTTTTGGATGAGTGGTTTCATCATCTTTATCAAATTTAATCCACTTCAAAACGGTTTGTTTTGGTTTTAAATTTTCTTTATATAAAAAACTTGAAATTGTTTTAGTGGTATACCCAAGCTCTTTTCCTATTTCTTCTGAGCTTAAACCAGCTAAATGTAATTTCATTACTTCAGCTATTTCTTGTGAATTCATGATAACCTCCAATACTCACTTTGCTCACCCATATAAGGCGTTAAATCCGCATTAGGTAGCAACTCTTTAACCGCTTTTGCATAACTTACCGCACCTTTTTTAACCACCTTTGTTAATTTATGCCCGTTAATGTCGCTGTCTTTTTCGTTGCAATCTTTGACAATCTGCTCAAGTACGCCTTTGGCTAATGCGTCCAGCTCGGCAATCTGCGCCTTTAACTCAAAATAATACTCCACGCGGTACGCTGTAGAGTTAGCGTTATTTGTTGTGCGTTTTTCTTGTAAATATTGGTCTGGGAACATTCTTTGCAATAAATAATCATCATAAAACGCTTTTAAAATTGGAATGTGTTTTTCAAGCCATGTTTCATCATAAGCAACCGTTTCCAAATAATCCCCGTTTGGTGTCCACTGGTAAAAGTCACACGCGCTCATTCCAGTAACAAATAATTGAACCTGCACTTGCGCATAATAATGCGGCTGCTGCTCCAATGTTTTAAATACTGGCGGAATTTTATCCCGTTGACCATAAGGGCATTTAATTTCAATCAGTTTATTTGTAGCAACAAAACCATCAGGACTTGCGCCAAGCCAACCATCTACAGAAACATGAAAACCCGTTTTTTCTACGGTTCTACCAGTTTTTAGCTGATAATCCATGACCGCCATATCTTCATGGAATGTGCCGTATTCTGTGGCTTGGTTGCCTTTAAACTCACGCTCATAACCATGATATTCTCTCACCATGTTGCGCATGACATCATCACGTTTCATATAAGGGGATAACCCTAGAATTGCGCCTACGCTTGACGCAGTTACTCTGCCTTTGCGTTGTTCAAACCATTGCTCTGTTCTTTGCTCTATCATAAATCACCTTTAGTTTTTGCACGTCCATGTGCATTGTTTGTTAAATATTAAAATGGAATATCTGCATCAAAAGCATCATCATCAACTGGCTTTGCTTGCACTGGCACAGGTTCTTCCGTACTGCGTGGTGATACCGCTGCAACCCAATTACCTTGTTTGTCGTTAATTTCCCAAACCATAACTTTAATTAGCATTGGTTTTTGCATAAGATTTAAAAGCGTTTCATTAGTTGGGGCAGTGTCAGACTTGGATAATTTACCACCAGCGTTTTTATCAATAGCCGCAAGCATATTTAATGCCTTGTCGCGTTTTTTAGTGTCTGCATCAAATATGCGCACTTTTTGAAACACTTTTCTATTCTTATACGCATCTGGTTTATTTACTGTCCAAGCCAAGTTAATATATTCATCACCTTGATATTCTGCAATGTTAGCTTCAGTAATCATCGCTAAACAGGTTGTGTTTTCTGGTATCAATGCAATACCACCGTTTGATTCAAACTTGCCTGTTGTGTCTGTTGCGCTTTTGCCTTCGCTTGTTTGCCAAAAACTCATTGTTGTTCTCCTAAGAATGTCATAAAGGGGTTATCCCCGTGTTGTACAAAAATATCGTCAGTTATCCCCATGCGGTTTTTGCTAACGCTTGACGCTGCACTGGTGCATTGGATAATGCGCTCACCCGTGCTTTTTGCTTTTGATTTCTTTTGCTCGTCTTTCATAACAAAAGTTTCAAGGCGCATATAACCCACAAAGTCTACATCGTCAATGTAATGGCTTTGACTTTTTTTCTCCATTTTCAAACCAAACTGCTGATATGGCTCGCTGTCTGGCAAATCAATTGTGTTTAATTCTGCATGGCTTAAAAAAACAATGTTCATGTCTTTTTTATCAACCAATAATTGACAGGCTTTTCTGACTCTGCCGTGCATACTGCTTAATGCTTGATAACCAGCACCATAACCACCCATTGCAAGTGCTAATGCTTTCGCGCTTGTATTACCTTTGGTAACTTCTTCGGTAAACAGGCGATCTAATTTACTGATTGAATCAATCACCAATGTTTTATACTGGTGGTTTTCGTTAATTAATGCGAGTAATTGTTGATAAACTTCATCGCTGCTGTTTAACAATGGGAACGCGTCTGGCATTGCGTTTGATGGCACAGACGACAAGCCGTCTTCTGCTCGGATAAATATTGGCTTTGGAAATGTTGAGGCTAGGCTGGTTTTACCGATACCAGCTCCACCATAAATGGTAAACAAGCGGTATTTATTAACGGGTTTGCTAATTGTATTTAAAAGGCTCATTGTATTGCTCCGCATTGGGATTAAAAAAAATATTTACTTACTACGGGTACAATATTACTAAAAATAGTTTATAATGTAAACATATTTTTTTAATTTTTAAAAAACAACAGGAGCAACACCACATGACACCCGAAGAAATCAAAGAAAAATTACGCGTAATGAACATTAGTAAAGTAGCGGAAGAGTCTGGCGTATCGCGCAATATGCTTCACCGATTCCTGCACGATCAGTTTAAAAAAGAAAAAACACCGTACGAACGCACCGTTGAACGCTTGGCTCAATATCTGGGGCAATTATGAATGATCTACTTAACGCCATACGCGCATCAGGCATCAATCCACCAACGCATATAAATAAGCACGGCATAACGCGCTTTGCTACTACAGGCAAAGAAAAGTCTGGCTGGGTATCGTTATTTATTGATGGCAAAGGCGCATGTTATGGCGATTGGAAAACAGGTGAGCAGCACGTTTGGTTTGCAGATGGTTTTCGCAGCACTGAAAACGATTATGAACGCGAACAAGCTATTGAGAAAGCCAAAGAAGAACGCGATTTTGCATATAGTAATGCGGCTTTTAATGCTCAGGAGCTTTATGCAAAGTTACCTCATGCGCTAGAGCACGATTATCTAACTCGCAAAAACGTCAAGAGTGACGCGGGTTTGCGCTTATATGATGGCAAACTTGTTGTTCCAGTTTATGGCATTGGTGGCGAGATCCAATCATTGCAGTTTATCGCAACAGACGGCACAAAACGCTTTTACACTGGCGGTAAAATGCAGGGCGGTTATTTCACCATTGGCAAACCAGACGACATGGTGTTAATTGCCGAAGGTTACGCCACCGCCATGACATTGCATGAAGCCACAGGCAAATGCGTTGTTGTGGCGTTTAACGCTGGTAATCTTAAGCCAGTATGCGACATGGTACGCAGTCAATACGCTGGTAGGGTGATTATATGCGCTGATAATGATGCGTCTGGTGTTGGTATCGAGAAAGCCAATAAATGTGGGGTAGAAGTGCTGCACCCGCTTATTGTTGGCGAGGATTTTAACGATATGGCTGGCAGAGCTGGCATGGCTGCGGTGGCTGATTTTGTTGTTGGTACAAAACAAAGCCTGTTTGTATCAGTGCATGATTTGATGGCAGGCATTACCCGCGCTGATTGGGTAATTAAAAACTTGCTAGAGAAAGGCTCAAACACTTTATTGTTTGGCGAGTCTGGCGCGTGTAAATCGCTGATTGCAATGGATTGGGCGTTCTGCGTTGGTAACGGTATACCTTGGCACGGTCATAAAACCAAAAAAGGCACAGTGGTTGTGATTGCTGGGGAAGGGCATCGAGGGCTTGCAATGCGTATGCAAGCACTCAAACAAAAATATAATATGAAACCTGACAATATTTATTTTAGCACAAAAAGCGTCAATTTGCTTGATGTAGACGCGGTTATGCGTGTAACCAGTATATTAGATGGGTTGTCGTTAGAGCAGCCACCATGCGCCATTTTTATCGACACAATGCACAGAAATATGCACGGTGACGAGAATAGTAGCGAGGATATGGCTTTATTTTTGGCTAATATGGAATTGCTGGCTAAAAAATACAATGCCGCCATTGTTCCGGTGCATCATAGTGGGCATGGTGATAAGGGCAGGGCGCGTGGTAGCAGTGCAATTAAGGCAGGCATGGACGCAGAATTCTGCATGACAAAGAAATCTAAGATGGAAGTCACGTTTAGCTGCACCAAGTCAAAAGATTTTAGCGCGGGGAATAATATGGATTTTAGAATCAAAGTGGTCGATTTAGAGGGTGATTGTTTTTATGACGAGGACGAGCAAAAACAAATTGAGGGCGTTTATTTGGAATATGTTGGTCAAGCTGAAGATAAAAAAGAGCTAAGCAAAACCGAACAACAAACTTTTGACGGCATGAAAAAAGCCATTGAAGCGACAAAAGTACAGGGTGAAAAATATACATTGCTCGGAAAAGACCAGTTTGTACTAACACTTGTACAATGGAAACCATTTGCTTATGAAATGTACACGGATAAAAACGCTGGGCGACACAAAGGAAACTTTGACAGCAGTGTAAAATCTTTGTTAAATCAAGAAGTTATCGGCAATGATGGCGATTATTATTGGATTAAATAACTATGTACATACATATACATTTGCATAGTTTTGTACAATGTATATTTTTGGCCAAAAAATGTACATACATATACATCTCTCTTTAAAGAGATGTATATTGTATGTATATGGCTTGTATATTTGTTTGTATGGTTATTTTTTAATAGTTTATATTTTAAAAAATGTGTTATAATTTTTACAGGTTGTGATAAACCTAATTTAGTGAAAAGTTAAACAAAACCGAATTCAAGTTAGAGCCGCAACTTTTCACGGCAATTATCACCTAACAAAGAAGACGGTTTTTTTTATGGGTAAAATTTATGATTATTAAAGAAGAATTTAAAAAACTAATTCCGCCATTGGCTATTGAAGAATTTAATCAGTTAGAAAAAAATATCATTGCTGATGGTTGTAGAGATCCTTTGTTAATATGGAACGGGATTTTAATAGACGGGCATAACCGTTATGAAATATGCACTAAGCATGATTTGCCATTTAGTATTTTAGAAAAAGATTTTACTGATTCAAGCCATGCTAAAGAATGGATGATTAACAACCAATTTGGTCGTAGAAATCTATCAAATTATCAACGCAGTGTATTGGCGTTGGAGTTAGAAGGCGTTTTTAGTGATAGGGCGAAGGAGCAACAAGTTAGAAAGCCTGAATCTGTTATTCAGATTTCTGAAGAACAAAAACCAATCGTAGCGATTAAAGAAGTGGCTAAGATCGCCAACGTATCACACGACACCATTGCAAAAGTTAAAAAAATCCAATCCACCGCAACACCTGAAGTAAAAGCACAGCTTAACAATGGCGAGATTAGTATTAACGAAGCCTATAAAGGCATTAAAAAAGCTGAACGTGCCATTGATATTGAAAAGCAACGCGAAGATATAGCTAATAATGTTATGGCTAAAATAGACGGGTTGTTTGAAGTTATTTCTATTGACCCACCATGGAATTATGGGAGGGCTTATGACCCTGATTCTTCAAGAGTTGCAAACCCTTATCCCGAAATGAGTCAATCTGAATTATTAGACATTGAATTGCCTTTTGCTGATGATTCTGTTTGCTTGTTATGGACGACACAAGCATTTATTTTTGACGCAAAAGAATTATTAAATAAATGGGGGTTTACTTATAAAGCAACTATTGTTTGGGATAAAGAAAAAATGGGAATGGGGGCATGGCTAAGGATGCAATGCGAATTTTGCTTAATTGGTATAAAAGGAAATCCAGCATGGAATAATACTAAATACAGGGATATTATTAGAGAGCCAAGAAGGGAACACAGCAGAAAGCCGGATTGTTTTTTTGAAATGATTGAGGAAATAACAGTAGGAAGAAGGCTTGAGTATTTTAGTAGAGAAAACAGAAAAGGCTGGGAGGTATATGGAAATGAAACAAATAAATTTTAAAAAAGCCTTAGAAAAAGGTGCAATGGGTGAAAAAATAATAAAAGATTTTTTAGAAGAAAAAGGATGGATTGTTTATCAACCATTTGCAGGTAAAGCACACGCGTTTGACATGCTTGCCATTAAAGATAAGAAAAAAGCCATTGCTTTAGATATAAAAGCAAAATCTAGACTTGATTTTATTGAGGCAACAGGAATAAATACAAAACATTTTGAAACTTATAAATTATTTTCTGAAAAGCATAATATGCCATTTTGGATAATATTTGTGGATGAAATGCAAAAAACTATTTATGGAAATACGCTTGATAATCTTGAAAAGCCTGTCAAAACAAAAACTAGAAGTTATCCTTCAACTATAAGCAATGGAAGCATTAGAATATGGAGTTTGCTTAGTATGAAACACATTGCTGATTTAAGCGAAGATCAATGCAATAATTTGAAATCATTTAATCAAAGAAATTCTGCATATTCGCAATAATATGTTATTTTTACCCCAACCAACCCAGAAATCACTTTTTAATAATTGGCGATTTATCAATGACTGGGTTGGTTGGTTACAAGCCTAGCCGTTTTGGGTCGGGGTTCTTGTTGACAGCTTGGAAAGACAAGCACATTTGAGCTGAACATCACGGTTTAAAAGAGATGTCGTAGACATAAGAGACGATACTTATGCTGACAGCTTGGAAAGACAAGCATTATCAATAAAACGTTGTCGTATAAGACTTGTTAGTACACTTACCCTGTGCGGTTTGAAATATGGGTGCAAATCCCATCAACGTTTTATTGATAGTACGCGCATAGCGCACCTGTAATGGCCAGACGCTCAGAAATAGGAGACTTGGGATTGCCTGTGAGTACGGCAACGAATACTGAGATTACTATCAAATTTTAAACACGGCCACCACTCATTGCAGTTTTTATGGCGTGGTGGTTTTTTAACCATGAAGAATTAACCCCTAACGCGTGTCCTCTCGCACGAAAAAAAGACGGGAGCAGTTTTACTAGCGGTCTTGCTTGCAACGCTTCTGCGGCTAGGTTAGGGGTTAATTACTTGATGGCTTTAATAAACAGGAAC